CTGTTCAAGACCCCCGCGGTATCAGACGCAAATAGGAGTAAATAATGCCTACATACGACGAATTTAAGTTCCCCGACGAGCAAGACGGGGATGACCAGAAAGACCAAATTGAACTTGATCTTGAGACCGACGGCACAAATGTCGAGATTGAGATTGTTGACGACACGCCTGTACAAGACCGCAACCGGAAACCCCTTGACCGGGAAGTAGCGGATCCGACTGACGATGAGCTTAATGAGTACAGTGCCAAAGTCCAGAAACGGATGAAGGAACTGACCCACAAAAGCCACGACGAGCGGCGTAAAGCTGAGTCCCTTGCGCGTGAAAAGGTCGAGCTTGAACGTGCTGCAAAGGTACTAGCGGAGGAAAATCGACGCCTGCAAGAGTATGTGCACGTAGGTCAGAACGCGTATATCGACAAATCTAAGTCTTTAGCCCAGATCGCTATGGACAACGCCAAGGCTAAGTTCAAGTCCGCGCTAGATATTGGTGACACCGACGCCGCAACATCCGCCCAGCAGGAGATGATGGCAGCGCAGATGGAAATGGAGCAGGTAAATAATTTTAAGCCTACCCCCTTGCGCGAACCAGAACAATCTGCGTATACTCAGGCATCACGTCCTACACAGTCAGCACAAAACGCAGTAGATGATCGCAGTGTCGATTGGGCAAGCAAGAATCCATGGTTTGAGCGACGCGGTGATGAGGATATGACAGGTTATGCGTACGGTGTGCATAACAAGCTAGTACGAGAGTATGGGCCTGAGTACACACGTACCGATGAGTATTTTACTAAAATCGACTCTGCTGTAAGGCGGGCATTCCCCGAACGCTTTGATGACCTCGAAGATACTGCGGGTACCCAACGTAAAAAGCAGAGCCGCCCAAACAACGTTGTTGCTCCGGCGCAACGCTCAACGGCACCGAAAAAAATTCGGTTGTCGCTTACCCAACAAAACGTAGCCAAGCGGTTAGGTATCCCACTTGAGCTTTACGCTAAGAAGTTAGCAGAATTGGAGAATTCAAATGGCTGAAAACCGTATTACTCGTGATTTAGAGACCCGAACAACTCAACAGCGTCCCAAGCAGTGGGCACCCGCGGAGTTGTTGCCTGAGCCAGATCAACAGGCTGGGTTTAAATACCGTTGGATCCGTGTCTCCATGCTCGACAAGGCTGACCCCCGTAATCTTTCGGCTAAAATTCGAGAGGGATGGGAGCCAGTAAAAATTGAAGAGCAACCTAAATTTCAACTGCTAATCGATCCCAATAGTCGTTTTAAAGACAACATTGAGATCGGTGGATTACTGCTTTGTAAGACTCCAGTTGAGTTCGTGGAACAGCGTACGGCACACTTTGCCCGCCAAACACAAGCCCAAACGGAAGCTGTAGACAGTAATTTAATGCGCCAGAGCGACGCTCGTATGCCTCTTTTTAAAGAAGGTAAGTCTACGACTAGTTTTGGTAAAGGATCTTAAATTTAATTTTTGGAGTTAAACATGGCTTACCCCACTATTGACAAGCCTTATGGCTTTAAGCCAATCAATCTGATTGGTGGTCAGGTATTCGCCGGTTCCACTCGTAAAATGCGTATTGCTAGTGCATATGCAACTTCGATTGGTTTCGGTGATCTGCTAGTTCGCGCATCCGACGGTACTGTCGAGCGCTCTGCTGCAACCGCTGCTAAACCTACTGGCGGCTTCGCTGGTGTGTTTCTTGGTTGTGAATTTATCAACTCAAGCACAGGTCAACTGCAATTCCAACAGAACTTTGTTGGCGGAACAACAGTGACAACCGGCTTCATTACAGCTTATGTTTGTGATGATCCAGATGCATTGTTCCAAGTTGCTGTCGTTTCTGGCACAACAGTTGTGACTGGCGTTCAATATACTTCTGTCGGCAATAACGCCACAATCGTAAACAACACCACAATCACTAACGCTGGTAACTCACAAGTTGCTTTGAACGCCACAACCGCTACAACTGATACATTGACAATTCGCATTGTTGACGTTGTACCTGATACCGCCTATATTTCTGGCGGCAACACGCTGTTTCCTGAAGTGATCGTAAAGTTCAACTTCGGTATGCATGCTTACGAAACCGCCGTCGGCGTATAAGGAGCTAAATCATGGCTATTTCACGCGCACAACTATTGAAAGAGCTGCTCCCCGGCCTGAACGCTTTGTTCGGTTTGGAGTACGCCCGTTATGGTGAACAGCACAAAGAGATCTACGAAACAGAGACCTCCGAGCGTTCGTTTGAAGAAGAGACCAAACTTTCTGGCTTCTCGGCTGCACCTGTTAAGAACGAAGGTTCTGCAATTGCATACGACAACGCTCAAGAAGCTTGGACTGCTCGCTATAACCACGAAACCATCGCTTTGGGCTTTTCGCTCACGGAAGAGGCAATTGAAGATAACCTGTACGACTCTTTGTCTGCTCGTTATACAAAGGCTCTCGCCCGCGCAATGGCTTACACCAAGCAGGTTAAAGGTGCTTCTGTCTTGAACAACGGTTTTAGCTCCAGCTATGTTGGTGGTGACGGCGTTGCTCTATTCAGCGCTTCACATCCCTTGGTTGGTGGTGGTTCTAACAGTAACATCCCTTCAGTCCCTGCTGACTTGAACGAAACATCATTGGAAAACGCTGTGATTCAGATCGCTGCGTGGACTGACGAACGTGGTCTCTTGATCGCTGCTAAGCCTAAGAAACTCATTATCCCATCAGCACTGCAATTCGTTGCAACAAAGCTGTTAGAAACTGAGCTTCAGGTTGGTTCGGCAGACAACACGATCAACGCTATCAAGAACAACGGTTCGATTCCAGATGGTTACACTGTTAACAACTGGTTGACAGACACAAACGCTTGGTTCTTGACAACCGATGTGCCTAACGGCATGAAGCACTTCGTTCGTATGCCTTTGAGCAACTCTATGGACGGCGACTTCGATACAGGTAACGTACGTTACAAGTCTCGCGAGCGTTATTCGTTCGGCTGGTCTGACCCACTCTCGATGTTCGGGTCGCAGGGTGCATAAGTAAATTAAGGGGCGCACAGCTGAAGGTCGTCGCGCTTAAAAGAGTACCCTAAGAATCGCCCTTGATTTAGACCCCACTCAAAAGGTGGGGTTTTTTATTGCTTGCATTTATTGTTGTATAGGTTATTATTAAAGAAATCTGGGAACCTCCAGCTTTACTGACCGCCCCAGCGGACGATGCAGAGACAGTAGAGCGTAGTACTGCATATACAAGGAATTATTATGGCCTCGACTACTTTTTCTGGTCCAGTCACATCGACAAATGGTTTTATTGGCACACTTACTGGCAACATTGTAGGTACCAGCGCTGTCACACATGAGACAACTGCTGCAATTAACGCCACAGCTACAGCCACAGCCGCTCAAGTCGCAACCGGCTATATCACTTCCACATCCGCCGCTGCAACGATAATCACGCTTCCTACAGGCACATTGCTTGGCGCTGCTCTTGGCGCTACTCAAGGTACTGTGTTTGATCTGTACATTGACAATACTGGCGGCGCTAACATCGTAACCGTTGCTGTTGCAGTGAATGGCATCTTGTCCTCTGGTGCAGCTGATACCCCCGGAAGCTTTGGCGACTTGACTATTGCTGCTGGCGCAACAGGCATTGCTCGGTTTACGCTGATGTTTGCAAGCGCAACTGCTTACGTCTTTACACGTACAGCTTAATTAGCTACCCACTTCGGTGGGTTTTTCTACTTCTTAGGAGCTAATTATGGCAATGCAAACTGACGTTAAAAGCGAACATACCAACGGCACACAAACCAATCAAGCCCTTATTACCGGTCGTGTTCGGGTTAAGGCTGTGGTTATTACTGGTGGCGTTGGCGCTGGCAAGGCTAGATTTTTAGACGCTTCTGGCGGAAACATTCTTTTAGAGCTAGATACAGGGTCAAACTCAAACATGACTAATGTCATTTTGCCGGGGGAAGGAATTTTGTTCCCTAACGGCGTTTGGTATACCTCGGTATCCGTTGCTCCTCTTGGCGTTACGGTTATTTATGGCTAAGAAGACCCCATCCCTTGCTGTCGGTCGTGGCGAAAAACTGCCAGTCAAGCAAGGGGCTGGGTTAACTGCCAAAGGCCGTGCTAAATATAATGCAGCAACTGGGTCAAACCTAAAGGCTCCACAGCCCGAGGGTGGCCCGCGTAAGAAGTCATTTTGTGCCAGAATGAGTGGTATGCCCGGCCCTATGAAAGACGAGAAAGGCAGACCAACACGCAAAGCCGCAAGTCTCAAACGATGGAAATGTTGAAATGGAAGATACAGTGCAAACAGCTCGCGAACTAGCTACGCATGCTAATGAAATAAAACATATCCAGTTTGACATGGATAGGGTTTTAGAAGAACTTGATGCCATGAAAACAACGATTGACTCTATTAACCAAAAGCTTGACCGAGCTGAAGGCGGATGGAAAACCTTAATCTGGATTGGCGGGCTTGCCACAAGCGTCACCGGTATTATTGGTTATATTATTGGACAAGTTCGAGGTTAATATGCCAGCCACCTCTGCAAAACAAAAGAAGTTCATGGATGCGGCAGCAAACAACCCTGCGTTCGCTAAGAAGGTCGGTGTACCGGTTAAAGTAGCAAAAGAATATTCACAGGCCAGTAAAGGCCAATCTTTTAAGGAAGGTGGCGTTATGAAAAACGATATGAAACAAGACAAATCAATGGCTAAGAAAGCTGTTGGCATGCACGAGTCACAGTTGCACGGTGGCAAGAAGTCAGATATGTCCAAGCTCAAGAAGGGCGGCATGCCTATGGCTATGAAAGACGGTAAAAAAGTCCCAGCATTCGCAGCTAAGAGCGGTGGCATGACTAAGATGGCTCGCGGCGGTGGCATTGAGTCCAAGGGTAAGACCAAAGGCACAATGATTAAGATGAAGTCTGGCGGCAAAACTTGCTAAGGTGACGTATGAAAAAGATGACCCAAGATGATATTGACGCCGGGCTAACACAAGAAGATGTTAATCTTGGGTTGCGTGGGAAAGTGATTAAGGGCGGTAGCGACGCAGCTATGAAGTCGCGTATGGCTTCGGAAAAGTACGATAGCCCGAGCATCGTTGACCAGTACCGTGATCTTAAAAAGAACCCCCCAGCTAAAGCTTTTTCTGTTGCTGAGCCTATTGGTGCGCGCAAGGGCGGAGCGGTTAAAATGGCAAAAGGCGGTTCAGCCTCAAGCCGTGCTGATGGCTGCGCTATGAAAGGCAAGACCAAAGGCATGATGGTCAAGATGAAGTCCGGTGGGATGTGTTGAGATGAGAGCCTCTCGCGGAATGGGCGATATTAACCCGTCTAAAATGCCCGGAGCTAAGAAAGCTAAGCGCAAAGACGGCGATGAGTTTGCCATGTACGCCGAGGGCGGCAAAGTAAATGCCGCTGGCAACTACACCAAGCCTAGCTTGCGCAAGAAGATTGTGTCTCAAGTTAAAGCCGCAGCTACGCACGGCACAGGCGCTGGTCAATGGAGCGGTAGAAAGGCACAGCTAGTGGCTAAGAAATATAAAGCAGCAGGCGGCGGGTATCGTGATTAAAAAGCCGCAGCAATCCTTAAAAGCTTGGGGAGATCAGAAATGGCAAACCAAGTCCGGCAAGAAGTCCTCGGAAACGGGTGAGCGGTATCTGCCAGAGAAGGCGATTAAAGCATTAAGCCCTGCGGAGTATGCAGCCACAACCAAGGCTAAACGAGCAGGTAAAGCGGCAGGTAAGCAGTTTGTAGCCCAGCCAAAACGTATTGCAAAGAAAACGGCAGGATTTAGATGACTACTTCAGGCACCGCAGGCTTTAATCTTGACCTCTCCGAGTTGGTGGAAGAGGCGTTTGAGCGTTGCGGAAAAGAACTGCGTACTGGATACGACCTACGTACAGCACGTCGCAGTTTAAACTTGCTGACGATTGAGTGGGCAAATCGTGGAATTAACCTCTGGACGATTGAGCAAGGCTCGATCCCGATGGTGACAGGGCAGTCTACATACAACCTACCAGTAGATACGATTGATTTACTTGATACCGTTATTCGTACGGGTACAGGTCAGGGTCAGATTGACATCAACATCTCGCGCATTTCAGAGTCTACGTACTCCACTATCCCAACAAAGAACGCACAGGGTCGCCCAATTCAGGTGTGGATTAACCGCCAGTCCGGTGCAGACTATCCAACTACTGGCACGAACGCTCCAAAGATTGTGGTGTGGCCTACGCCAAACGCACCGGGCAATCAGTATACTTTCGTGTATTTTCGCCTAAGACGTATTCAGGACGCTGGTAGTGGTGTTTCTACTCAAGATATTCCTTTCCGCTTTCTTACCTGCATGGTTGCAGGCTTGGCATTTTACTTGGCGTCTAAGCTTCCCGATGTAACGCCAGACCGTATTTTGTTTTTAAAGTCTGAGTACGAACAACAATTTCAACTTGCTGCCGACGAGGATCGAGAAAAAGCACCGATTCGTTTGGTGCCAAGACTGTTGAATTATTGAGGTGAGTCATGCCCTCTAAATTTGCTTCTGGTAAATATGCGATTGCAGAATGTGATCGGTGTGGGTTTAGGTTTAAGTTAAAACAACTAAAGAAAGAGGTTGTTAAGACTAAACTGTATCAGGTCAAAGTATGTAACGCGTGTTGGAACCCGGATCAGCCTCAGTTGCAGTTAGGTATGTATCCTGTGAACGATCCGCAGGCTGTACGTGAACCAAGGCCGGATACCAGTTATGTTGTTTCAGGTTTAGATGTTGACGGTGATCCGTCTGGTGGCAGCAGAATATTTCAGTGGGGCTTTAACCCAGTCGGCGGTGCAAGAGATGGTGGTCTTACGCCTAATGACTTGATTATCCAAGCCCAGCTTGGTACAGTTACAGTACTTACATCCTAGGGGATAGCAATGTATAAACGTGGCGCAGATGGCGTAGCAAAGAAAGGTAAAACTGAGGGTAAGAATCTCGGTAATGATGGCCCAAAGGTCGGCATGATGCATGGTGGAAAAAAGACCGCTGGTGTCAAAAACATCGACTTAAAAACGATGGGTCGTGGCTTGGCGAAGGTCAAGAACCAAAAAGGTGGTTGATATGGCTAAATTTAGTCAAAAACTAATGGGTAAAGAAGTTGGCTCGGCAGCGGTTTATGCTGAACCCCACACAATGAAAGGTGGCCCTGTGAACGTAAAAGAATCTATTAGCCGTAAGCCCGACCCGAACACCTTAAAGGCAACGGATGTAAATTGTTGCACCCCTGCTATGCGTGTTAGCACTGGAGATCCAGCCCGTGAAGATGTCAAAACTACCGGCATTAAGATTCGTGGTACCGGCTGCGCGACGAAAGGCACAATGGCTCGTGGGCCAATGGGTTAAACATGAACTATACCCAGCTCACCCAAGCGATTATCTCGTACGCAGAAAGCAGTGAACCAGAGTTCGTTGCTAATATTCCTGTGTTCGTGCAAATTGCTGAGCAACGTATATACAACTCTGTTCAACTGTCCTACCTGCGCAAGAACGTTACGGGAACCGTAAGTCTTAGTAATAAGTATCTTTCTGCGCCAGACGACTTTTTGTCGGTGTATTCATTTGCCGTTATTAAACCGAACGGTGAGTATGAGTACCTGTTAAATAAAGACGTTAACTTTATTCGGCAAGCTTATCCTGCTCCTACAGACATAGGTGTGCCAAAGTACTACGCTATTTTTGGCCCTACAACAACTGCCACTTCCATACCAGCGATAACCAACGAACTGTCTTTCTTGCTTGGCCCGACGCCAGACATTAGTTACAACGTTGAGCTGCATTACTTCTTCTACCCTGAATCAATTGTGACTGCTGGTACGACGTGGCTTGGTGATAACTTTGACACTGTTTTGCTTTATGGTGCGCTGCGTGAAGCTGTGATCTTCCAGAAAGGCGAGGCAGACGTGGTCGCAATGTATGAGCAGAAGTACATGGAAGGTATGGCGTTACTCAAGCAGTTGGGTGATGGAAAAGAAAGACAGGATGCGTACAGAAGCGGGCAAGTGAGGTATCCCGTCCGATGAAACGCTTAAATCCTAAAACCGCTGTACTTTTTAAAAAGGGTGACGTTCGAGAGGACGGGTATGTGTTTGGGTATTATCAAAATACAAGAATTAAAAAAGATGGTTTTTGTAAAGAAGTTTGGCTTTCTCCAGAAATGTTTGCTAAAGACGTTGAGTTACATAAAGCGGCGTCAAAAGCCTATTATGCAAAAAATGCAGATAAAGAGAATGCTAGATCAATTGCATGGAAGCAAAAAAATAGAAGTAGGGCAAATGAACTTAAACGGCAGTCGTGGCATAAACACGCCGAAAGCAACCAAGAAAAATTACGTGTACGTTATATTGGAAACAAACAATACTATCTAAATCAAGCTTTATTATGGCAAAAACAAAACCCATCAAAAGTTGCAGCCAGAACAATGCGTCGTAATTTAGCAAAAATACAACGCACTCCGCCGTGGTTAGGTGGTGACGATCACTGGATGATTGAGCAAGCATACGAATTAGCTGCCTTACGTACTAAAATGTTTGGGTTTGTGTGGCATGTTGACCATATAATCCCATTGCGGGGTAAAACTGTTTCTGGATTGCATGTGCCGTGGAATTTGCAAGTGATTCCGGGCGTAGAAAACAACCGTAAAGGGAACAGACTTATGGGGAACGTATCTTGAGCTTTACTGGAAACTTCCTTTGCAATAGCTTTAACCCCGGACTTGTTTCCGGCAGATTTGATTTTGTTGTTCCAACGCCGGATACATACTACATAGCGTTGTACACCAATGCTGCTGCTCTTGACCAAACTACTACTGCTTACACAACAGCAGGCGAGGTGGTTGCCGCAGGATACACAGCAGGTGGTAACGTCATTACCCCCG